GGATGCTGGTAAGTCATACTCACTTGGAAGACCTGCTGGTCGGGAGACCCCTAAGATTCCAAGTCTTCCTTTTACTGGTGCACCATGCCTTAAGAAAGAGAATCCAGTTTACACTGGTACTGCAATTAAAGGTATTGGCACTATGCATAAGTCTAACGCTGTTCCAATTTTTACTGATGAACAAGCAGTCGAAATTGCAACTATGAGGAGAGGGTAATGTCAGAGTTCTGTGTTAAGTGTCTTGAAAAAGAAGCAGAGATTGAAAAACTCCGCAAAGAGTTGTATGAAGTACAACAACAAGTCGAATCTCTTTCCTTTGATCTTGCATTCTATGAAGGTAAGATTACAAACTTGTCTTGCAATAACAAATAAGGTATAATACATTATGAATTTGATTGAAAAGAAAAACCAACTCATTATTGAAAAGATGAAATTAGATAAATTCTTTTCTATGTTTCTTGAGAAGTTTGAACGACAGATGGATCCTGATAGGATTGATACACCTGTATGGAAACTTTACAAGAGTAAACTAAAAGAGTACGAAAAGATTCAACACGAAATTAAAGCAACCCAGTATTGGATTGATAAGGAAAATAATGTTCAGTACAGCTAATGAATTTTCGTTATACATAGAACAAGTAGTTCGAGAAAAGAAAAAGAGTTACATGGATGCAGTATTAGACTATTGTAAAGAAAACTATCTCGAACCAGATGACATAGCATCTCTAATCAACAAGTCTTTGAAAGATAAGATTGAGATGGACTTCAGAGAACTAAATTATTTACCAAAACAGGCACAGTTGGATGTGTAATGGACGGATTTAAGGCATACCGTTATTACCTAGCATTGAAACTTCATTTTACCACAGACAAGTTTGACGTGTTCCAGAATCGTGGAAATGTTCGTGGAACTCGTGAAGCATTTAATGCACGTAATGACAGATACATTTTTGAGAAGTTGGCGAACAAGTATGCGGATGATAAAGAGATTATCCAGTTCTTTGTGGCTAACTTTGCATATGGTAGAGATACTGCCATTTATGCAGGACAAGAAGCAGAAGACAATTACATGGAATGGTTGAAACGTAAACAGAGTATCACCAAGATCTTTGTTGATGATTTAGCCACAATACTTACTCACATTGAAGTGAACAAATTGAAACACTCAGCAATATTTGAGTTTACTGACAATGAATATCCTGTAGCATTAAGTTTATTCATTGGTGGTAAGATCGCAATCGAGTCGTTACGGATTATAGATGACTTTACAGGTGTTCTTGATAAATGGAAGATTCATCCTACAGTAAAATACATATGGGATGATGAAACAAGACGCATTACAAAGTTGACAGGATTCGTAAAATACGATAAGATTAAGTTATCACAAATCTTCGAGAAATTTAAGGAAGAACTTGCAGAGTAAATCATGGGTAAGACTTATAAGAAATTGAGTCATCGTTACGACGATGAACCAACCAGTGGGCGATCTGGTAAACATGCCAAACACTCGAACAATCGTAAAAGTGGTGGTATGAAAACGCTAAATAGTTATGTTGAAGAAGATATTGACTTTGATGATGAAGACATCTTCGATGATGATATTGAAATGACTGATGAAATCACTATTCAACATATACAAGACGATAAACCGTAATACATATTTTTATACAAAGGAAATACGATGGACATTCAAACACTACGCAAAATGCGTAACTCAGACTTCTCTGCCATTTCTGGTGCTTTCGAGAAGATCGCAAATCCCCAAACCGAATCTAAGTCTTATGTTGACGATCGCTTCTGGCGATTGGAAGGTGATAAGGCAGGTAATGGTACAGCCACTATTCGATTCCTTCCTAAAACTGATGCTGATGAACTCCCATGGGTTCGTATCTTCAGTCATGGTTTCCAAGGTCCAACTGGAAAATGGTACATCGAGAACTCACTCACTACACTTAATGAAAACGATCCTGTTGGTGAACTAAACACTCAACTTTGGAACTCTGGTTCTGAAGCCAACAAAGAAATCGCTCGCAAACAAAAGCGGAAACTAAGTTTCATTGCTAACATTCTTGTGGTCAGCGATCCAAAGCATCCAGAGAATGAAGGTAAGGTATTCTTGTTTAAGTTTGGTAAGAAAATCTTTGATAAGATTATGGACAAAGCACGTCCAACTTTCGAAGATGAACAACCAGTCAACGTATTTGACTTTGACTCTGGTGCTAACTTCAAACTACGTATGCGTAAGAAAGATGGTTATGCAAACTATGATGAGTCTGTTTTCAGCGATCCATCTCCAATTGGTACTGACGAAGAGATTGAACGTGCTCTAAATTCACGTTACACTCTTGCTGAGTTTATCGATCGTAAGAACTTTAAGTCTTATGACGAGTTGAAGAAGAAACTCAACGAGGTTCTTTCTGGTGACTCTTTTGCTGGTAAATCTGCTGCACAGATGGCTGAGGAAGAAGATCGTCCTGTAGCATCTGCACCAAAGATTGCTTCTAAACCAGCACCAAAGATGCCTGAGGTGACTGATGATGACGATGATGTGATGTCTTATTTTGAGAAGATTGCTCAAGAAGACTAAACGAAATAGTCAATAAACTAATGGGGACTTTCGAGTCCCCATTTTTCATTTTAGTATCTTGTTTGTAGATATCTACTTTGCGAAGACTCCGCATTTCGAATATTTGGTTTAATAACATTAGTTGTGCTACTGTTATTAATTTTTGGAGCATTAACAACGTTGGTTTGAGTTCCACCACCCACTGAATCATTCGCTGCTTTAGTATCAGCATTTTCTTTAGAAGCATTGTAGATTTTTGATCCATTGGTCATCATCATTCCACCACCAGCAGCAACGAATGCTGTTGCTTTTAGCCATGGGAAGTTGTTGATAGCATCCATTGATTTTGGATCGATTTTAGCAAATCCTTGCATAGCATCAGCAATAGCCTTAATACCATCTGCAGCCAGCATTAATCTATCACTCATATTAGCTAATCGTTCTAGCTGATCGACTGGTGTTCCACCACTAACTTTCCCAAGTAGTCCAGTAACAAGACCAGCAATACCTGCCAATACGTTTGCTGCACCAAATGCGGCAAGACCACCTGCGACAGACGCTAATCCTAAACCTACTAGTCCTAAATTAGCACCATCAATGTTTGCTAGTCGTTCTACGCTAGATACTACTGCATTAATGACATTAACTATTGAATCTGAAATTGCAGTAATTGTGCCAGAGATGACATCACCGATAGAACGGATCACTTCTGGAATTGCTTTAATTGCTTCAACGAATACATTCTGAACAACATCAGCAACTTTCATCAGAACAGGTGCTAATGCCTGCATAAATGGAGTAGCATACTCCATTGCTTTACCTATACCCATTAGAGAAACTGTTAATGCAGCAAGACCAATTAATGTGGCAGGATTAGCTAATGCAGCCAGCCCTTGTGCCATTCCAACAAGTATTCCACGAATACCTTGCCCAACACCACGACCAAGACCAGACAATCCCATACCAAGAGATTTAAGTCCAGCACCGATGCTACCCATAATGCCTTTGCCGAAACCACCACCAGAATCTTCTGCCCCACCTGCAGAAGATGTTTGCTTGCCTGCCATTGCAGCAGTATTACTTGCGATTTGTTGTAGAAGATCTGTCTGAGAACCCAAAACTTTGAGCATCTCATTTTGATTTTCTTTCTGTGTTGCAGATTCTAGTGCTTTAGAAGAAGTTGACTTAGGAACCTCACCTTTATCAGATGGAGTTAAAGGCAGAGCAGTTATAGGCTGTTCACCAGTAAACAACCCCATAGTCTTATCAACTTTTGCAAGTTGTTGTGATTGAGATGCTCTTTGATCGAGTAGTGTTTTACCTTTATCGGTTTTTGCTAGTGCTTCATCAGAAACACTCTGTCCACGACCAAGAATTTTCTTAAGATCAGCAATATCTTTTTCTGTAGCTTGTAGTGCTTTTGTTGCAGACTGGGCTTGTGCGAATGCTTTATCTAATTCTTTACCTCTCAATTTTTCACCAGTCATGGCTTCTTGAGATTTACCAAATTCACGTTTAGCTAGTTTCTTATCAAAGATACCACCAACGTTCATGGCACGCATTAGATTGGCACCAAAGTTACCATCGGTGAATGTATCAGTAAATGCTTTTTGAAGATCCTTAAACTTATCACCAAAAGTTCTAAATGTTTTAGTACTCTTAGCTACTTCAGAAATCGCTTTGGCTTGTTCTTCTAAAAGTTTTTTCTGTTGATTATAAAAATCTTTAGCGTCTTCTGCTGCTTTTCTTTCAACCACTAATAATTCTTGAGTTACATCGACTTGTTTTTGGTCTGCCTTAAGATCTACAAACATTTCTGCTGTGGTAGCTTCCATCAACGTCTTCATTGTTGATAATGTTTTAAGGGATTCCTCCTGCAATTGTAGCAGTTTCTGGAAACCCTTTGGTGAGGCAGTGATAACAGTCATTACATTCTCTTCTTAGATTCTAGTCTTTGTTTTTCTTCTTCCAGATACTGAACTAGCATGTGGACGTATATTTCACGCTCGAATGGTAACATTTCTTCCAACTCTGTCAACGAATATTTATGATACTGCATTAATGCAAAGTTCATCTTATAATAATTCATCAACGAATCATGACAGAGGTTTATTAAAAAAAA